ACTAAGTATTCTTTGGCAGATAAAAAAGAAAAGCGTCATGGCCATAAAAAAGGTCAAGATGAAGTTGTAAATGAAGCCATTGAAAAAGAAGATACTAAGTGTAACATGTCTGAAGCTGGTACCATGTGTGAAGTACATGGTATGAATAGCTGTAAGAAAGCTAAAACACTTACAGAAAAAGATGAAGACAATCCACCCTTTCCAGGTCCTTATGATAAAAAAGAAGATCAGAAAGCAAAAGATAAGAATGTTGCTAAGAATGCAGCACGCAAAGCTATGAAGAAAATGAATGAAGATGGCGAGCCACCAATGCCTCCTTCTAGACCAAAGAATGATTCTTCGGCTCCGCTTCCTCCACCTAGACCAAAGCAGACTGAAGATAAACCAGTTCCCGCCGGTTCATCTTCTAATGGGAAAAGAGCTTCAACTCCTGGTAGCAAAACCGGTATGAGAACCTTTGAAGAAGTAGAACAAGTTGATGAAGTTCTTACCAAGAAAGACTCAGCTGGTAAATGGATTAAAGATTTTGTTAAATCAGACAATCCAAAGTTTGATGGTAAATCCAAAAAAGATCGCACTAAGCAAGCATTGGCTGCATACTATTCCAAGCAGCGCGATGAAGCAGTAGAGCCTCTTCTTGGTTCAGCAGACGAAGACGAGCTTGACGGTAAAAAAAAAGATTAAAAAAAGCTAAAGAAAACGAATCAGCACCGATGGATACACCAATAACGTTTCCATCCATGAATGTTGATCAAGGGAGAATCTGATGGCAGCTATAGTTAAACCAATTGGCACAGAATCAGTCTGTAATACAACTACTTTTAGCTCTTACGGCAACAGCGCGTTGGTAAAACTATCACATGCTTCTGCAGTAACCACCCTCGCATTGATTACGTGCAAAGACTCAACTAACACAACAACCAAGTGGACTATGTCTATTATAGGTGGTGAAAGTTTGATTGTAGAAAAAAGTGCAACTGATATTCTAACTTCAAATAATACAGCCACTACACTGGTAGCTACGCCAGTTGCATATAAAAACTAAGGAACTAAGATGAAGCTCATCACCGAACTCTTTGAAAATGTTGAGTATATCACCGAAGCAAAAGAGTCCGGTGAAAAAGATCATTATATTCATGGCGTTTTTCTTCAGGCTGAAAAAGCAAATAAAAACGGTCGCATCTATCCTATGCATATTATGGAAAAAGAAGTTAATCGTTATATGAAAGATGTGGTTGGTAACAATCGCGCTTACGGTGAACTTGGTCATCCGCATGGTCCACAGATTAATTTAGATCGTGTATCTCATATGATTACTGAGCTTAAAAGAGACGGTAATAACTTTATTGGTAAAGCAAGAATCACTGACACTCCAATGGGTAACATTGCTCGCGGCCTACTTAAGTCTGGCGCGAATCTCGGTGTATCATCGAGAGGAATGGGTTCTTTAAGTCCTCGTAAAGACGGTATTATGGAAGTAAAAAATGACTTCCATCTAGCCACCGCCGCAGACATTGTCGCTGATCCTTCAGCACCTGATGCCTTTGTTAAAGGAATCATGGAAAATGTTGAATGGATCTACGACTCTGCTAAAGACACATGGCGAGAAGAGAGACTTGATATGATTAAGAAATCTGTTCATAAAATGTCACTCAATCAAATCGATGAAAAGAAGCTGTCAATTTTTGAAAATTACATCAGCGATCTTGCATTCAAGAAATAAAAGTTTTTATAAATAATTGTAAATTCTAGAAGGGAGACCTTAAATGTCTAACGAAAATCAAGAGATCAGTGAACTCGACGAGGGCACAATGGCACAGGATTCCCTGAAGCCGGGTTCACGTCCGTCAGAAGACCCAAGATCAAAAGTTGAATATCTTTCGACGATGATCGGTGCTATGCATACAATGAAGAAAGACGACTTAGTAAAGTTGTATAACGGTATGATGGCTAACTTTGGTCACTATGGCGATGCAGTTCCTACTGGCATTTCTTCAAAAAACCAAGCAACTATCCGTATGAAATCTTCTGTTAAAGAAGGCGTTGAGGATATGTTTGCTGGTCAAGATCTCTCAGAAGAGTTCAAAGAAAAAGCTTCTACTCTATTTGAAGCCGCAGTAAATGCTACAATCAATTTAGAACTTGCTCGTCTCGAAGAAGAGTACGAAACAAAGTTTGAAGAATCTATTAACGAAGCTGTTGAACAAATCAACGAAGAACTCGTTAATAAGATTGATACTTATCTTGACTACGTAGTTGAGAATTGGATGGATCAAAATTCAGTTGCAATTGAATCCACCCTACGCACAGAGATTATGACCGACTTCATTGGCGGCCTTAAAGGTCTCTTTGCAGAACATTACATCGAAGTTCCTGAAGATAAAGTTAATGTTATTGAATCTCTTGCTCATAAAGTTGAACAACTTGAATATCAAAATGATTCTCTCGTCACTGAAAACGTAAATCTTAGACACGCTTTCGTTGATGTAGAAAGAGAAAACATTCTAGAATCATTAAAAAGTGATATGGCTCTCTCGCAGCAAGAAAAGTTTGCTGCCCTTGCAGAAGGAATTGATTTTGATGGCGATCTAGATACGTATGCTAGAAAGCTTTCAATCATCAAAGAAAATTACTTCGGTGTTGAGAGGATCGCAACAACTTCTACAAACATCGAAGAAGAAACCTTCGAAGGTGAAGTAGCTCAGACAAATGCACACGTTGATCCATCGATTAACAGATATGCACAAGCTATTTCAAGATCCATTAAGAAATAAAAATTCTTATAAATAAAATACATCCTAAAGAAAAAAGGAGACTAAGATGTATCTAGCTGAGGAAATCCAAAGAAAGTGGCAGCCAATTCTTGAGCATGCTGATCTTTCACCAATCATGGACGCTCACCGTCGTTCAGTTACTGCAGTTATGCTCGAAAATACAGAGCGTGAACTTGCAATGGCTGGTGCACACGGTCAATATCAGACATTGACAGAAACACCAACTGCAGGTTCTACCATTCCTGCAAACTTCATGGGTGGTTCGTCTTCAACAGCGGGTCAAGGTGGTATTGATACATTCGATCCAGTATTGATCTCGCTCGTTCGTCGTGCAATGCCTAACCTTATTGCTTATGACATCTGCGGCGTTCAGCCAATGACGGGCCCAACTGGCTTGATCTTTGCGATGCGTTCAAAGTACAGCACCATGGCAAACACCGGTGGTGGTTACGGTACTGGCGATCAAGACAACGAAACCTTCTACAACGAAGTTAACACAGCGTTCTCATCAGTTACATCTGGTGCTAACACCTTCGGTCAGAAGTTTGTTGGTACAATTCCTGGTGCTTCAAACACAACACCACTTACCGCTGTTAATACATATAACACCGGTGCTGGTATGTCAACAGCTCAGGCTGAAGCTCTTGGTACTTATCAGAACACTGACTTCTCGCAGATGGCTTTCTCAATCGAAAAAGTTACTGTAACTGCTAAGTCACGTGCTCTTAAAGCTGAATACTCAATGGAACTTGCTCAGGATCTTAAGGCAATTCATGGCCTTGATGCTGAGACCGAGCTTTCAAACATCCTTTCAGCTGAAATCCTTGCAGAAATCAACCGTGAAGTTGTTCGTACAATCAACATCACAGCGGTTGCTGGTGCTCAGGACAACGTAACTACAGCCGGTATATTCGATCTTGATACCGATTCAAACGGCCGTTGGTCAGTTGAAAAGTTCAAAGGTCTTATGTTCCAGCTCGAAAGAGAAGCCAACCAGATCGCGAAGCAAACACGTCGCGGTAAGGGTAATATGGTCATCTGTTCTTCTGACGTAGCTTCTGCTCTTCAGATGGCTGGTGTTCTTGATTACACACCTGCTCTTAATAATAATAACCTTCAGGTTGACGATACAGGCAGCACCTTTGCTGGTGTCCTCAATGGTCGCTTGAAAGTTTATATCGATCCATACGCGATCGGTGGTAACTACCTAACAGTTGGTTACAAAGGTTCTAGCGCATTCGATGCTGGTCTCTTCTATTGCCCTTACGTTCCTCTACAGATGGTTCGTGCAGTTGATCCAACAAGCTTCCAGCCAAAGATTGGATTCAAGACTCGTTACGGAATGGTTGCAAACCCATTCGCACAAGGTACTGCGAAGTTCTCTGGTGACGGTCTAGCCATTAGCAGCAATAAGTACTATCGTAGAATTATCGTCAACAACCTTATGTAAGAAGAAGAGGGTTCAACCCTCCGCTGCATAAGATTGAAATTGAGGGGGAGCAATCCCCCTCTTTTTTTGTTGACATTTCTAGAATACTGTGTATAATAGATTTATTGGAACAACAATAAATAGTATATCAAGTTTATGGAGTCAATCAATGTCGGTTCTTGATAATACACCGTCTAATAAGAATTTCTTAAGTCCATTAAATTTCAACTTTCATTTACAGAGAGCTCCTCACCTGAACTTCTTTGCTCAATCAGCAATAATTCCAGGTATGTCTTTTATGAGTCCTATGCAAGGTGATCCATTTACTAATATTCCACTCACCGGCGATAGAATTCATTTTGAAGATTTAACAGTAACATTTAAAGTAGATGAAGAACTTCAAAACTATCTTGAGATAGCAAATTGGATAAGAGGTCTTGGATTTCCTGAAAGCTTTACAGAATATGCTCAACTTAAAGCTTTTCCAAAAACATCCGGAAATGGATTAGCTTCTGACATTATTCTTTTTGTATCTAAAAGTTCAAAGATGGCAAACTTTCAAGTAACATTTAAAGATGCATTTCCTGTTGCATTAAGTAGACTTGAATTTCAAACTACTGATACGACAGTAGA